GTGGTATATGGTATTAGAAGTGACTACGGTAAATCATAAAGAAAAACCTGTAACGAAGGAAGCTCAAATATTAGATGCTATACACGCTCTCATAGGTAAGATAGAGATGTTACATCAGAGTGTTGATAAACTTCCAAGTAAAGAAACGGCTGAGAGAATTATAGAAGAAACGGAAAAGAAACGCAAGAAAATGTCATTTAACTATATTCTTCTAGCTCTAGCAGTTCTTATAGGTGGATACGTATATTACGTAAATAAGGTGAAGTTAGTTGCTAGTATGGTTATGTAATACATGTCAATTATATACGTCCCTGTTTAACCACAGTTGACCGTAATTGTTGGTTCCACCCATATCCGAATTATCGGCACCCTGAGCGTTGTTGTATTTACATTTGAAAATTCGTTTATTTCCAAATCTTACATATTCTATTCCATCTTCCTCTATTGTATGTTGACCTATAAAACATTTACCTGGATTTGATCTAATGTAATCTATACATCCACTCATATACGCACCCGGACCAGTTGGATACAAACAATCTAAACCGTAATGATCATGTTCTATATTCCATTTTAACAAATCTATCATTTTTTTAGATATAGGATGTTTTGGTACACATCCAATAAAAGCGTTATACATACAGTTTTGATTTGGGGGACAATCTACACTCGTGTAATACTCTTTATTAAAAGTATTTAATACATCCAAAGGCTCTAAACACACCGATCTCATGCTAGAATACCACCCACCTTCATTATACAATATAAGTTGACTCATTAAATCGCATCTATACGCGTATGGTTTTAGTTTAGTATATAAATTTAGTATACCATATTCTTTATAAGGTCCTTCTTCGTAATGTTGTTTGATGTATTTGACACATTCTTCGTGTGAATATAATTTAACCTTGTAATCTGGATTTAATTTATAAAAACTTTCAATCGCACATGAAATACCACTTGGTAATTTGGGTAAATTACCGTCGTCAGTAATAACAACTTTATGTATTGTTTTGGGGATAAGCATATTAAAGATATTAATTTACTCTTTTAATAATGATATTATCGTATGCTATAACCGTATGTAATGAATCTAAAGATTTATTCTCGCTCGTATCTTTTCTGTTAAAAGTTAAAGATGAAGAAGACGAAATAAATATTTTAATTGATACTAAACATGTCACCGAAAATGTAAAAAATGTCATAAAATATTTTGGAAATAAAGTAGTCACGTGTGAAAGAGATTTTGATAATAACTTTTCTGAACATAGAAATTTTCATTTAAGTAAATGTTCGGGTGATTACATATTTATCATAGATCCCGATGAAATGCCAAAAGAAAAACTGATTAGAAATATTAAAGCAATTGTCAAAGAATCTGGCGCAGATCTTATAATGATTCCTCGTATAAATATTCATCCGGGTTATACCGATGAGTGGCTAAAAACTACTACATTTCAAATGAATGAACTCGATTGGATAAATTGGCCGGATTATATATGCCGCGTTTTCCCAAATATACCCGAAATTAAATATGGTAACGAATTACACGAGGTTATAGTTGGTTATAAAAAGAAAATAGAATTGCAAGCTGACCCATCTATTGCTATATGGCATATCAAATCAATTGAAAAACAATGTAATCGTTGGGATGGAGAAAATTTTAAAGTTCCTGATGGCGATAATCTATATGACTCTTTAATGTAGTCATGATCTCAAGAGCATTCATATACGGAAACATTGGTAAACTTACGCATTTTGAACAAAATTCTTTCGCGTTTTTACATTCGACATGATACTCCTTAAAACATTCTAATTCTGGTAAAGCAATTGGGTAATGTATACCAGTTTGTACCCCATTAGAATTCATAAACTTAATATAAGAATCTCTATCATTTTCTAAAGTATAAAAAACGTGATATACGTCACCAAGTTCACTCCTCTTAGGAAAGGGGGTGGTGGCATTATATTTTTTAGCAAGTTCAACTCGCTCCCTCGTCCATTCATCAAGATGATTTAATTTTGTAGACAAGAACAATCCATGCATCCCATCCATTCTACTATTTATTCCATCGGTATTATGTTCGTAACGATTATGTATAGGTGCACCCAGGCTTGCGTATTGTTTCATCTTAATAGCCAGGTTTTGGTCGTTAGTAATACACGCTCCTCCATCTCCAAGAGCACCCAGGTTCTTACCCGGATAAAATGAAAAACAACCGATAGTTCCACGCGTTCCAACATGTTCAGAATTTAATTTAGCTCCATGAGCTTGAGCACAATCTTCTATGATCGGTATATTATATTTACGTGGAACGTGTGCGATTTGTCCAAATAAATGGACGACGATTATACAATCTATATCGTCTAAAATGTCTGGTAATGACATTAATCCAGTTTCAGCATCCACGTCTCTAAAGACGGGTACGTGCCCCGCATTTACCACAGCCATAGCCGTAGCTGCATACGAAACCGCTGGTACCATAATTCTGGAACCCGGTTTTAATTCAAGAGCCTTAATCGCTAGATATAACGCATCTGTACCGCTATTACACGTGATACAATATTCGGCACCCGTATATGTTCTAAATTTTTCTGCGAAATGTGTATCACCCACGAATGAAGACGAATCTAATACGTCATCGAGCGACTTGTGAAATTCTTCCCTGAGTGGTTCGTGAATTCTTCTTAAATCATTAAATGGTACCTTCATTATTAAAGATAAGATGCAAATCTTTAATAATGAAGTGCGTGATAGTAGGTCTCGGGTATTTTGGTAAAATTATTAAAAGTAAACTCGAGAATAACGAAATAATCACGATCGATCCACGACCCGAAGTGGGAGCTGATTTTCAAAATATATCTGATATAAAGTTCACGGATGGTAAATGGTTTGTTACTACACCAGCTAGTACTCATCACAAAATATTACTCGAGCTGTTTGATATGGGTATAAAAGATATATGGATAGAAAAGCCCATTTGTATTACATTAGATGACATTCTTGACGTTTTTTCTAAAAAACCAGATGATGTTTTTCTATATTGCGATTTTACATGGCTTCAACATACAGCTATAAAGAGACTTGGTGAGTTAAATGGCATTAAACATATAGAAATGAAATGGATAAACGATGGATCTATGATACCAAATGATGTAAACATAGTTACTGATTTAGCCGTTCATCCTATATCGATTATCACGTTCTTTCTTTTGAAATCAAAGGATATACTCGATACCATTCATGTCACGTACGCAAACACTTCGTCCGTGCTTATTTGCGGTAATAGTAAGAATGGTATATCGTTCAATATTGAAGTAAGCAATTCTTCAAAAAAGAAAATGCGAAGTGTGAGTGTATATTGTAATTATCAGGTGTACAGATGGGATTCAACAAATGAGTTTTTTATAGAAAATATCGGATTCGTCGAGAAGAAGGATGCTATCGTATCGAATATAGAACTATTTTTTTCTAAAAATGTACTGGGATATCCCTTAGATATTGCGCGAAGTCTCGAAATCGTTAATAAAAAATTTGATTTGATCACCAATAATTAAAGATACACCACCAAAACTAAATAATGATCGATACAGTTGTCATAGCTGGAAAAAATGATATAGCGTGCACATCGTTAGAATTTGTAAAACGACACTCAATTAACGTTTTGGCGTTACCAAACAGCACTGATAATGGAATTGATACATGGCAACGATCTTTTAAAAAGTATGCGATTGATAGAGGTGTAAAAATTATAACTTTAGAACAAGCTTATTCTATACCAAACAGTATTTTTATATCATGTGAATATGATAAAATTATAAAGCCCAAATTATTTGATCATCCAGATAGGTTGTTTAACATACATTTTTCTATTTTGCCTAAATATAAAGGTATGTATACGTCATGTTTACCTATTTTACACGGTGAAACTGAGAGTGGTGTTACTTTACATAAAATGGATGCTGGTATAGATACGGGTGATGTGATAGATCAATCTACTTTCGATATTTTAGAAAATGACGTCGCCTTAGATTTATATAAAAAATACACCGATTGTGCCAAACGTATATTTGAAAAAAATTTTCATAAACTTTTAACGGACGATGGGTATACCACATATGAACAGGGATCAGTTAATTCATCTTATTTTTCAAAAAATACACTCGATTTTAAGAACATTAGTGTAGATTATAAGAAAACCGCAAATGAAATAAAAAATCAAATTCATGCATTTTCATTTGAACCTTATCAGTTGCCGAAGTATGGAAATATACCCATTTATTGTGCAAAAATTTTAAAAACAAAGAGTGTTGGAAAGAATAAAGATGTAATCGAAGAAACGTCCGATTATATAATTATTAATACAATTGACTATGATATAAAATTATATAAGACCAGGCAGTAATAAAATACGAGTATTTAGTATGGGTAAGAAAGGTCGTCGTGAAAAATTGTCACCGTGTTCGTATGAAGCTGAGTTTTATGATGAAGACTTTGATATGGAAATAAATATTCCGACGACCATTCCGAAGAATGATCATCAGAGGGATTATAATCGCGTTTTATACGGCATGAAACCCATGGTGTTTGCAATAGGACCAGCTGGTACTGGTAAAACTATGTTAGCATGTTATGCGGCTATACAGGGATTAAACGACGAATCCTTTAGTAAAATCATCCTGACCCGTCCAGCAGTTTCTGTCGAAGAAGATATTGGCTATTTACCCGGAACACTCGAAGAGAAAATGGATCCATGGACACGTCCCATCATGGACATTTTCGCCGAATTTTATACACAAACTCAAATAGCTTCGATGATTAAAGAAAAAGTAATAGAAATTTGCCCACTCGCGTTTATGAGAGGGAGAACGTTTAAAAACGCGTTCATCGTAGCAGATGAAATGCAGAATAGTACCCCGAACCAGATGAAAATGTTACTCACGCGTATGGGTGACGAAAGTAAGATGGTCATTACGGGAGACCTTAATCAACACGACCGTAAGTATGATGATAACGGTCTAAAAGATATATACGAAAAGATAAAAGATAAACGTCACAAACATATAGAATGTATTACATTTGAACACGCGGATATAGAAAGAAGTTTAGTAGTTAAAGATATTTTGGAAATTTATGGAGATTTAAAAGAATAGTTCTTAGTATATAAATGCTGTATGGTATAGGAATTTCAAAAGATCTCGGTATGGAGAGTATTCGTATCAGTGGGAAAAACCACGTGTTGTTTCGCGGTGAATCGGGTAAAGTTTCTATGCTAGACGCACAATGTCCACATAGAGGTGCCAACTTATGCAAGGGTAAGATAAAAGGTGATCGTGTTCAGTGCCCATATCATGGTTGGGAATATGACGCAGATGGAAAACTCGTTAAAGTACCATCTACACCTAATATCCCTGTAGGTGGAAATATTGGTTCTAAACCCGTTGTAGAAGACGGTGGTTTTATTTGGACTGCAAAGAAAAATCAACCTCTCCCAACTCGGTATTGCAAAGAACTGTCCGATCCCAAATGGGTTCAAGTTTACGGGTCTAAAAATCTAGAGGGTAATATTTACGACTGGATTTTAAACGCGACCGATATTTCACACATAAATTACGTCCATAACTTTGCCGACGAAGACAATGGAATAGTTAAGAATCTTAAAATTGAAACAATCGACGATTACGTTGATTGTTACGCAGTCGTTCAACCCAAAGCCTCATCTACATTCACTGAACACATGCAGCCTAAAGATGGTGCACCCGTTCATAGTAAATTTGTGGCTCCAGCTACATCTATCGTACGTATCAAATTGGCTAGCAAATATGAATTTATCACGTTTAGTACCCTTTCCCCTATAGATGACACTCACACTAAAATGTCGTGGTGTATGATGTACCCAAAAACACCCTTAATGAACAATCCTATCGTAAATAAAAGATTTCACGATAAAATGTACGAAACGGTCGCTCAAGATGAAGCTATAATTAAAGATATTGATTGGGTTCCGATGTTTGTGAACGCTCCGTGCGATAAGTTTCAAATTGAAGCATTACAGCTCCTCGAAGGCTAAATCACCGTATAAATCTTCCAATACTTCGAGTGCTTCTCGTGCAAATTTAAGCGAAGCTCCACACGTCTTCGCCTTACACTCTGCAATTTTTTTATCCTTTATTTGCGTTCTTTTATATTTAGATATACGTTGTGACAATGTTGATAACTTCATCGGTTCTACCATGGGGTTATGAACTATGAATACACGTTTTTTATCATTAGAATCGCATGAACATTTTGGAACCACGACTTTTGCGGTCACCGTTATCATTTACTATTATTTCTAAAATTATTCGTCGGATTTCTTAACAACCTTCTTGGCTGCAGGCTTGGCTGCGGGCTTGACCACAGGCTTCTTAGCGACCGGGGCAGCACTGGCACCCGGAGGGCCCTGAGGACCTCGGGGTCCGGCTGGACCCGGGGGTCCAGCCGGACCAGGGAGACCCACACCACCAGATCCACCGGATCCACCAGCTTCACACATATCAACAAGTTGAGAGATTATTTGGAATAACCGAGTTTTGTCAAGGTGTACCTGAGTGAGCTCAAAATCAATTCGTTCGCGAATAGTCGACATTTTACTATATATAAAAGAAAGATTATCTTTATACTAAATGTTATTCATCGGTCCAACACTTTTGGCTGGTATAGGTCAACA